TAATTACATTAAACAACGACTTGAAACTGGAGGATCGAAATGACTGCCACCGTTGAACCTACCGTACAATGGTCTCAGGACCAGATGGTAGAAGTAACTTTAAATGAACCTGATGATTTCTTAAAGGTAAGAGAAACTCTCACAAGAATTGGTGTAGCATCAAGAAAGGAAAAGAAATTATATCAAAGTTGCCATATCTTACATAAACAAGGAAGATATTATATAGTACATTTTAAGGAGCTGTTTGCATTAGACGGAAAACATGCTAACCTTACTGTTAATGACGTTCAACGTAGGAATCGTATTGCTCGTCTTCTTGCTGATTGGGGTCTTATATCTGTAGTGAAACCTGATTCAGTATCTGACATTGCTCCACTTAATCAAATTAAGGTTCTTGCTTATAAGGACAAGGGGGATTGGGTATTGGAGCAGAAGTACAATATAGGTAAGAAAGGAAAAACTCAAGAAACTACTGACTAAACATTGATCTCATTATGGACTACTTAAATTACGGTAATAAGGTTGAGAAAAAACCTTCACAAAAATTTAGTGCTTTACAAAACTCAGCACTAAAACAACCACCTCAACAGGAATTTTTAATTGTTAAACCTAATACATCTAATATAGACTTGAACCAAAAAGTTGACATGTCAATAGATGATTTTAGGTTTGGTGATCTTAATAGATCTGATGATAATGTTAATTTTAATCGAAATGAACACAAACCGTTCTTCAATGAAAAAACTACAACTAATCAACAAACTAAAGAACCAGTAGTATTTACTAATCCCAATACAGGAAACAAACATGTAGGATTACCTACTCAGGTAGATGAGAATGGAGGTGAGTTGATACAGTTATTTCCTGTTCCAGTGTATATTACTAGATATAGAAATGATTATACAAATGAAATGAAATTTATTCATAATGCAGAATGTGAAGGTACTAAAGATACAGATCAAAAGCAAATTAATAATAATTATGGTAAAAAAAATACTAATAGGCAATCTATCGATAATTTTATTCTAGATAATCCAGAGTTGGAAAATATTCGTAAATGGATTGACTTGAAGATAAATGAATATGCACGTAATGTAATGGGATCTAGAAGTAAGATGGTTATTACACAATCATGGTTGAATAAGAATGGTAAAGGTGAATCGCATCATGAACATGTGCATCCTAATAGTATGATTAGTGGTGTGTGGTATCCACAAATAAATGAAAATTTGCCACCTATTGAATTTAGAACGTCAAATGCCAGAGATATATCATTGGAGGTAGATACATATAATCAATTTAATAGTGCAACTTTCATGTTACCTATGAGAATGGGTGAGTTGATAATATTCCCAAGCAATTTAAGTCATAGTGTACAACCAAATCAATCTGATGAAGAAAGAATTAGTTTATCATTTAATACATGGTGTAAAGGTAATCTAGGTGATAAAAAATCATTAACATATCTTCCATTAGATAGATGCGTATAACCGTATAGGTGTTTTAGATAGAAGTGTTATAATTAGTATTGGATGCCGAAAGGATCCAAACTTAACACACTCGCTTAATAAGGAGCTACTATTATGGGTAACCTAGCAAGGTACACCGCCGCAGATCTTCCAGCACTATTGGACAGGATCTCAAAAAACAGTATTGGAATGCATGATTATCTTGATCGTGTATTTGATTTTCAAGAATCACAATCTAACTATCCACCATATAATTTGATACAGTTAAATAATCATGAGTCGAAACTCGAAATCGCACTTGCGGGGTTCAAGAAAGATGAACTTAAAGTCTATACGGAGTTTGGAAAATTATATGTGGAAGGCAAGAAAGAAGAATCAGAAAATAATGGAGAATTTGTCCACAAAGGATTGGCCCAACGTTCCTTCCAACGAGTTTGGACGGTCTCAGACGATACGAAGGTTGGATCCGTCGAGTTTGTTGATGGACTCCTCACAGTACAATTAAACAAGATAGTTCCAGAGCATCATACTCGTAAAGAGTATCTTTAAATTACAGGGGGTCTTTACAGACCCCTTTTTTATTGCTATAATTATTACAGATATAGATTTATCATGATTACAGACGATCAAGAAGAAATTTTTGAAGACATTTCTAGGAGTCTTTCAAGGATTGCTGATGCACTTGAAAAGAAATGGCACATTGATATAGATCATGGTCATATAGAAAGTATAGATAATATTGAACATGGGGATATTGATACCCATCAGAAAAAGTTTTAATTATGGCTAAAAAAGAATATGTTCCTGTAGTGGAACCAAAATCAACTTCATATGTTGAGTATATTGAACTTGGTAGGACTGTAACTCCACAACCAGTATTCAGAAAGGATACTATTCGTGTTAGATTATTACAAAGATGTTTGGGTAATCCAGCAGAAACCTTTGATACGGAAAAGCATTGGGAGTATGATGTTCCTTGGCCTGTAGAAGAAGTTAAGGTTGAAGAAGTAGTTGTAGAGAAGCAACCTGTAAAGAAAAATCTATTACAAAAACTTACAAATGCCTAACCAACAAACTCTTAAGTTCACTATTAGACAAGATGGTTATGTGACTGAAGAAGCAACTGGTTTTACTTCTCATCAGTGTGTTGAAATTACTGAATCAATAGAGAAGAAACTTGGAACTTTAGAAACCCGTCAATTTAAACCCGAATTCTATTCTAACAATGTCGCACTTCAGCAGAATCAAAACGAAAATCAAGAACAAACCTGAATTAGAGGAAGCATTACTTCTTCTGCAGTATGACGTGAAGGAAGATCAGGAACTTAAAGTGACTGGTTCTCATGGTATTGGTCATGAGACAGTAGAAGCAGAACTTGCTATTGGAAAAGATGTTGGTTTTCGTATGAATCCAGTATCAGGTGAGTATGAATTGGTTGCAGATCTTGAAACTTGGAATCAACCCATCTCAGTAGAAAGGTTTCTTGACAAAGTAAACCAACAGTATGCTAGAATGACAATTCACAATCAAGTTAAGAAAATGGGATTCCAAGTTGAAGAAGAATGGGAGATGGATGACAACTCTATTGAATTAACAGTTACACGTTGGGTTTAAATTATGACAATTAAATTATGTCTCCTTAAATCTGGAGAAGATATTATTACTGATCTCACTGAGATGCGTACTGAGGAGGGACCGCAAGGAAGAGTGATAGGATACTTTTTTGAAAAACCTTGTGTTGTTCAAATGAAAAATCCCCAAGCACAGGCTTCTGATGGTAATACAAAAAAAGCAGGATTTGAAGTTTCTTTATTTCCTTGGTTACCATTAACTGCGGAAACTAAAATTCCTGTCACTGCTGATTGGTTAATCACTATGGTTGAACCAACTGCCAAATTAAAAGAAATGTACATTGAGGACGTATTAAGTGGACCAGATAGTGAAGATAGTTCATCTGACGACAAATCAGATTCTGATAACTGAACTAGCTGAAGTTGCAGCAGTGGTTCCTGGAGAACCTGATTGTAAAATGATAAATCCATTTACAATCAAAGAAGATCAAACTCTAGAACCTTGGTTGCTTAATGTGACTAAGGATGATATATTCATGATTAGTTCTGATAAGATACTTACTCTTGCAGATCCAACCCCAACCCTACTTGAAAAATACATAGATCTTACTAAATGAAATTCTATACCAACGTCCAACTAATCGGGAACCAGTTTCTGGTCCGAGGAGTTGAGAATGGTAGAAGGTATGAACATCGTGACGAGTTCTTCCCGACTCTATTTGTCAAATCTAAAAAAAAGACTAAATATAAAACGTTAAATGGAGAAGCAGTTGAAGCAATTCATCCAGGCACGGTACGAGATTGCCGTGAGTTCTATAAGAAGTATGATGATATTGAGAACTTTGAGATATATGGGAATGACAGGTATATTTACCAGTATATTTCAGAGAAATATCCAGACGATGAAATCAAGTTTGACATATCTCAAATTAAACTTGTTACTTTGGATATTGAGGTTGCGTCTGAGCACGGTTTCCCAGACGTTGAATCTTGCGCTGAAGAGATCTTGGCAATTTCAATACAGGATTACACAACTAAGCAGATCATTACTTGGGGTAGCAAACCCTTTCGGAATAATCGGA